CGTTTGTAATACTGCCCAATTTTGCCCATAGACGCCCAATGCTCGTTTGACCATGTGTGACCGCCATCATCTGACCAGCGCAACATGACTTGAGGATCACTGCCTTGAGTAATAGGCGTTGTGTCATCGCTGATTAAATAATCACCACTTTCGGTAATTAAATAATCACCGTTTTCGGTTTGAAGATATATGGTTTCGGCAATCATTGAGCCGTTTAAGCCAACGCCAGACTCACAATCAAGTTGCATCATATGCTGGGTTGTGCGGCGCAAATTGTTTTGACCAGTAGGCAATGCACGCCATGAACGCAACCACTTTTGGATGTTACCGTTGTCCGAATAGTCATCTAGGTCAAATGCGTAAATGTTGCCGTTTTCAAAGTCGCCCACAACAATCTTGTTGTTAAACGCCATCTGGCAGTTACTGCGGTGGCGGGTAAACGCGCCGTCAATAAAGCCTGCACGCTCATGCCAGGCTTGTGTAGCGGCGTCATAAACCCAAGTCGTATTAGCACTAGGGAAAACCAGTACATAGAAACTGTGGCCGTCTTGCTGGTATGTGTAGCCAATCGCGTCCGACATGTCGGCGTACTGCTGGATCTGCCACTCAACGGCGTGGGTTGAGATGCGAACGCCAGTGTAGCCGTTGGCGCGGTAGACAATACCTTGACCACGGCGGTCGCGGCCAAGCCAGAACAGGCCGTTGTCCATCTTGGCAACCGAGTAAGGGGCAGCACAGCCCAACTCGTTGAACGCGCCTTGGATGCGCTGAAGTGGGAAGTCAGTCGCGCCAGAGTCGTACCAGACCTCAATCGAGTTTGTGCCAAAGGCCCAGACTTCACGGAAGTTGGACACCACGGCGATCAGGCCGTCAGGTGAGCCTTCGGTGCTTGCAAAGTCGAGCGGGTCGATGGATGTGCCGTCTAGCAGCTGTGTGACCCACATCAACTGGCTATTAGGCTGGTTGAACACAAAGTAGCCGTCCAAATAGCAGACAGTCACAGCGCCTGGGAAGTCAGGATCGGTGATCTGGCCAAAGGCGTTCGTTGTGTTGTTGTAAATGTAGCTGGGGCCATTGGCGGCAATGAACAACTGCGTGCCGTTGTCGGCCATGCTGACGGGGCCAGTACCGGCGACAGTGCCGATCAGCGTGGCCGCATATGAGGTGGTGATCTTGTAAAGCTGAGTGCCTGACACCACAAAGGCTGTGCTGTCGCTAGACGAGAACGCCCACAAGCCACGGATCGGGCCATTGCCAACAGTGTTAAGCAGTTTAAGACCTGGGGCGCGGTTCAGGAACGCAGGCTCTTTACCGGCTTCGGGGACAATCTCTGGAAACAGATTGACCATCCGAGCGTCTGCTGCATTGACGCTTCGGGTGACGTATGTAGAGCCAAGAATCGGCGTCTTCATTAGTAGTTACCGGCATAGATGTTGAAACGCTGGCGGTTGGCCACCAATGCGTAAGGCAGTGCCATCACATCGTCAGGGTTGTTGATGCGTTTGAGGTCACGCTTAGAAGTCATCGCAATGCGCTGCACTTGTGGGCTTGGCTCAACGCCAAACTCAGGGGCGAACTCCATGGCCAAGTTGTACGTGAACGCACGCAGATAGCCTGGTGGGTAGTACAGCACCGTGGACAGCGTGGCGGGGTTGTTCAGTTCTTCAACCGAAATAAAGTGCCACTCCAAGTCCTGCGTGGGACGTGGGTAGATAAACATCTCCGCATTAGGATACGTCATGTTGACGAAGATCACTTGCGGATATGTAGACGTTACGGTCTTAACAGCAATACCATCGTACTGCTGTTGATTGATAAATTTGATGCCATACGACACGCCGTTGGGCGCTTTGAAGTATGTGGCGTCGTCAAACAAAATGGGGCGGTTGCCCACAAAGTCACCCGATGGGCCAAGCGTGCGGCTGATAGCACTAGCAGGCCATGTGAACACTTGATCTTGCGTAGAGAACACTGACAAACGCTCGGTATTCCACGAGTCGATCATCTGATTGAGCGCCATCAGCGCGTCTTGAGACGTAGCCGCTGAAGGCGTCTCACCTTCGGCAAGCACACCGAGAAGCCTAAGCGCACGTTCGATTTGTTGGCCAGCGGTGTACGTTGTCATGTTTAAACCTCAGCAGTGGTTTTTCTACGGCGTTTAACTTCCAGCACGTTCACGGGAGCCGCTTCAGGTTCAGAAGGCGTATCTGGATTATAGCGAGTCCAGCCGTTTTGTTCATCAGCTTCGGCCTCAAGTTCCATTGTTGCGATTTTAGCGCCGTGGATGGGGTGTACGAGTGTGATGTTCATAATTTAAAAATGGGGGTGATTAGCCCCCATTTGGTTTTAGGCAGTAATGCCAATGTTTTTCAACGCAACGCGAAGCGCGTTAATGGCGGTTGCCAATTCAGTACCAGTAGCGGTATTGGTGACAGCCGTAATAGCAGCCGCTTGAACGATGGGAGTAGTCCCATAGAAACCCGCAGTGCCGCCAGTTTTACCCATGATTGCGCCGTCGAGTTGCTGATCTTCGTAAGCAACGCCAATCGGTTTAGTGTTTGTAGGCATGATATTTCCTTAAAAATAGGGGCCGAAGCCCCATTGGGTTTAGGAAATGCGGTATGCAGTCCAAGCACCGTCGCCGGTTTTGCGAGCGCGGAAGTGAGCAGAAGTAGACAGGGCAACAGCGGCAGCGCCGACGATTGTCCAGCCAGTGCCAACAGCCAACGTAACCGCGTCTGCACCGTCAGTATTGACGACGAAGAAGTCGAACGCTGCGTTCACTTTAGCCGCGCTGCTGATACCAGCCTCGAGGTCAGCAACTGTAGGCAAAGTCAAGTTGCCAGCAGTGCCGTTGAACGTGAACAAACCATTTGCCAACTGAGCTGCTGTCGCAGTAGCGGCAGCAGTCAAAGCAGTAGGAGCGCCTTGCACGAACAGTTGTGCTTCACCGACGTTACCGTCGCCTAGTTGATAACCACCTGCACCATTAGGGAGAGCCATGATAATTTCCTTAAAAAGATGTTACGAAATAAAGCCCCCGTAGGGGCTTTAGATTAGCCCCAAATACGGCAACCCATTTGTGGGCGGATCGCACTGTAGCCGTACAAAACGTCAATACGGCAAGGCATACGGTCGTTGTTGATGTCGTACTGGCGAACCACACGCAAGCTGATACCGTTGTGAACGGCACGAGCAGCCATGTCAACACCTTGTGGCAACAGCAAGTCAGCAGTTGCGAAAGTGATGGCATCCTTGTGGTAAACCAAGTTCTGAGCGTACTGGCTAGAAGCAGCACCAACGAACACGACAGCCTTGTTGTTACCAGGCAAAGCGTTCACGGTAGCCAAAGCGTTGTTAGCCGAGTAGATCGGAGCAACAGTCACGGTGGCAGTTGTAGTGCTGGTAGAAGAAGCCAAAGCAACAAACTGGAACAATGAACCGGTTGACTCACGAGTCTGTGGGTTAACAGCGTAGCAATCGGCGATGGTGAACACGTCACCAACAGCGATAGTCTCGCCAGAACCAACAGTCAGCGTCAAGGTAGCAGTACCTTCAGCAGTCACAGCAGCGGCAGTCACAGTGCCAGTAGCGGCGCGTGTACCAGTAGTGTGTTGCTTGATAGACTGAGACATGTTGACTTCATCAAAGCCCAACACGCCAGTGCCCATCATGCCGTTCTTGAATTGCTTGCTGATAGTGTCTGTAGGATTGAACAGACCTTTCATGCCTTCAACCAAGCCAGCGTTAGCAGCAGGGTTCACGGTAGCGTAACGTGGGGACATCACAGCAGCGTTCTCGTTCAGCTTCTGCTGGGCTTGGAGCAAGACCAAAGAAGTAGAAGGAGTGGTGCCGGGTGTACCAACGGAGTTACCGATGTACTTGTACGCACTGGCCACGTCAGCGTCAACAGAAGACGCCAATTGGCTGATACGAGGCTTCAACACACGCTCTGCGAAGTCATCCAATTGCATGGTCAATTCAGCAGATGTGAAGTTGACACCGATGTGCTTTTGGCTGGCAACGGTCAAAGTGGTGAACTGTTCGTTGTCGTCTTGCACTTGCAGGGCAGCGCCGTCAGTTACCAAAGCGCGGTCGGGTAAGCGAATACGCAGTGTAGAACCAATCTTAGCACCTTCAACAGCAAAGCTGTCGTCGTACTGGCGGTTCACGTTACGGGTGATCACAAGGTTGTTCTCGAGGATTTCGAGCGCTTTGCGTGTGATCATGTCAATGGTCAGAATACTATTAGACATTTCAGTCCTTTCAAAAAAGTCAAAGTTTTAGCGGTTCTGCGATTGCAGCTTCTTAATCTGCCTTGCACGTTCAGCTTCAATCCACTGCGAGGCCGTCATGCTCTTGATAGAGCGAGGGTCTGTAGTGTCTAAAAC